TTAGATGATGTGGCCGTAATTATCCAAGCTCGGCTAGGTTCTCAAAGAGTACCCCAAAAGATGATTCGTCCGTTTGCCGATACTACCCTAACAGACATTGCGCTAGAAAAGATTAAAAAATGTACAAGTTTTCCACAAGAAAACTTTTACTTGTCTGTGCATGAACCTGAATTACTTAAAATTGGTGAAAAGCATAACGTTAATATCTACCGTCGATCAGAAAAATCAGCCAAGTCAGAAGGTACGCCTATGACAGATATGTACGAATGGTGGGATAAATTGCCTCATAAATATTGTGTGCTAGTAAACGCCTGTGCTCCGTTTCTAACTTCAAAAACAATCGACACGTTTGTCAGGACATACTCATACACAGAATCAGATGGAATGTTTGGCGTAATTAGAAAAAAGAATTACTTTTGGAATTTCAACAAGGATCTGATAACTCCACTAACGGAAGCGGTGATGAATACCAAAACGGTTGCACCAGTGTATGAAGCCGCACATTGTCTCTATGCCGGTAGACTAGACAGAATTAAAGAAGGAATATGGATGGGAGACTTTAATATTCCCGGTGATATTAAACTGTTTCAAATGGAAGAGCAAGAAGTTTTTGACATTGATTATGAATGGCAATTTACAATGGCTGAAAGTTTATACATGTGGAATAACAAGTGAAAATTTTATTGTTAAATGATACAATCATATCAAAAAATTTAGGTTGTCAATTAGTGTCTCACATGCTAAGAGACACCTTTAAGCAAGTGTATGATGAGGTTGAAATAACTTTTGTCAACACACTACAAAAGAGTTATCTTGAGCAGCGCTCAAAGTTTAAAAAAGAATATGATGTGGTTTATGTTAATGGGGAAGGTTCTATGTCCGCCGGCGGCGAATTAAAACTTTACGAAGCTGTAAAAGCGTCTTTGAAACGAGCCCCTGCAGTGTATCTGTGCAATTTTACGTTCGACCCCAGAGTTCAGTTTCAAAATTTTGTGCGCCGCGGAGAGATATCAAAATGGCTTTCTGTGTTTAAACACTGTAAGGCCGTCACTGTGCGAGACCCAATATCATATGAATTTTTAAAGAATGCCGGCGTAAATAATTTGTACCTAGCACCAGATATAGGAACAGCTATATATGATTTAAGTGAAAAAAAGCAGAAGAATGTTAGAAAAAGAATTATGTTCGGCGCCGGCTCTTTTACTAAAAGTTCACTTTTTAATAGTGAAAAAAATGTTAACAATTTTTCTAAAATTATAAATCATTTTGCTCAAAAAGGATACGAGTGCGACATCCTTGATTGGCCCTCAAATCCTGTGTCCGATGGACAATTTTTAAGAGGCATTAAAGGACCAAACATATTTCACAAAAAATTAAATTTTCAAGATTATTACGAAAATTGTAAAGACTCACTTTTAAATGTAACTGGTCGCCATCACGGTAGTGTTATGAGTTATGCTGCTAGTTGCCCCTTTATGACTTATAAAAGTAATATGTGGAAAACAGAAGGAGATTTAATGTTTTATCAAGGTTCTATGCAAGACTATTGGTTGCAAGCCGACATTAAAAATTTTAACACCGACCAATGGATTGCAAAAATTGAACACAATCTTAATAGGTATGAAGAGATATGTGAACAAAATCGTCGCATATTTTCCTTTTTGTCTCAATATCATTTAGATCAAGTAAAGATTGTAAAAGAAAGTATCTACCCGATAGCCCAATCAGAAGAACTTTCAAAATGTATGCAGGAAGCAAATAGATATTTGCTAAATTTGACTCAAAACGGAAAAATGCTATCATGGTAATTGATTCAAAACGGTGGGTAACCGATAAAGAGTGTGAGTTTTACTGCGGCCAGCAGAAGGCAATTAATCGTTATAACGCTAAGATTACTGAAAGAAGAGAGAAATATAAACAGTTTAATCATGAAGGGCTTGAAAAATACCAAGACGTAATCGATAGCATCAATACAAAAGGATATGCCAAGATTGAAAACTTTTTTGATTTAAAACAACTAGATCTTTTGGCAAATGAATTTAGACAAAAACTTAAAACTGGTGAGCACATTAAAAGCGTTCAAGCCGGAAGCCATCTGCAACTTGATCAGCCCTTTTTAAATTCTGATTATGTCCTTGATATCGCACTGGACGAACGTCTTGTAGACATTGCGACAACTTACTACAGATGTACCCCAGCGCTAGGAACTTGCAATCTCAGAAGATCGGACGTAAGATACACTAAAAACAACGGCACAAATAAGTTTCATAGAGACTTCAATAGCCCTGTAAAATTCATAAAGTTTTTTGTGTACTTAAATGATGTCAACAAAGACAATGGGCCCTTTACTTACGTGAAGGGTTCTAATATCAAGATGCCGCGTAATTGGCAGCTGCAGCATAGATGGGAAGATTCTCAAATTGTACAAATGTATGGCTCTGAATCAATTGTGCATCTGACAGCAAACTACGGAGATCTGTTAATTGCAACAACAAACGGATTTCACAAGGGTAGCCAGATTACTAAAGGTACTAGAGACATGCTGACCTTAAATTATGTGATAGCACCAGAGGTCAGAAATCAGAGCGTTGACGAAGAGTCAAAAAGATTTTTAATAAGCAAAGAACAATTTAAGTCTCTCGAAGATTGGCAAGTCCCATTAGTAGACTTTTTAAATGTGGAAGGTACAACAAATGAATTACATTGAAGAGCGTCCTTGGGGCAAGTTCGAAAACCTATTGGACACAGACTACTGTAAGGTAAAAAGAATCACAGTAAATCCTGGCCAGCGTCTAAGCTACCAATATCACCACCAGCGCGGCGAGGTATGGACAGTAGTCAAAGGTGTTGCCAAGGTGACACTAGACGATGCTGAAGGCTGGTACATCGAGGGCGAAGTAATTCAAATTCCAATTGGTGTACGCCATCGCGTCGAAAACGATACCGAACATGAATTGATTTTTATCGAGGTGCAACACGGAACCTACTTTGGTGAAGACGATATTGTTAGACTAAGTGACGATTATAACAGAGAATAAATTTTAAAAATAAAACAATATCGTTTATAATGTATTAAAGGAAAATAATATGATTGTTTTTATTGACATTGATGAGACAATTGCTAACACACCTGAAAGCAGAGACTATTCTTTATCTACGCCGATTGTAGAGAATATCCAAAAAGCTAATAAGTATTATGAAAACGGTCACACAGTGGTTTACTGGACAGCCCGCGGCACGGGTAGTGGAATCGACTGGTATGAAGTAACCAAAAAACAACTTGATGCCTGGGGCGTTAAGTACCATGATTTAAAATTGGGAAAACCAATTTATGATTTGTTCATTGACGATAAAGCAATGAATCCCGCACATTGGAAAAAGGAGCAAAAATGAGCGAAGAAACAAAGAAAAATATGACACTCTCAGATCAAGCACTTGGGGCGGTAATGATGGCCCTGCAGAGAAGCTTGTTGGAGCAGAGCGATATTGTTCCCGTACTAAAGGGGATGAAGTTTAGGCTGTCAGACACTGGCCTAGTAGTTATGAACCCACCGATTGTAAGGGCCTCCTCGCCCGATGTCACAACTACTGAAAGTGATTCAAGTTTTGTGGTAGAATGATGCCAAGGTATTCGTATTTATGCGAATCTTGTGAGCAATCATCGGAAGTATTTCATTCAATTAATGAACAAATTAGCGAGTGTCCTCTGTGTCTTAGCAGCGGATATCTCGTTAAACTTGTTTCTCGTCCACGAATTAACACTGCATCGAAATCCTCCGACACAACAGTCAAAGAACGCGTTGAAGACCACATTGAGTCTGCTCGAACAGAGCTAGAACAACAGCGCGCAAATTTAAAAAATGAGGATTTTATAAATGACAATTAGCCTATCTGTCCAAGCGGCCGTAATATTAGGTGTAATTTTACTAGCATCTTTAGCAATAAATGGATTGCTAATTTATTATACGCGCATTTCTTTAGTTAAGTTCGCATCAGTATCTGAAGGAATTGGCTCGCTCAAAGATTCTATTACTGCGTTTGCGGTGCATTTAAAATATGTTTATGAACTAGAAATGTACTATGGAGACGAAACGCTGCAAGCGCTGATTGATCATGCAAGAGATTTGTCTGCTTCATTTGACGAATATGAAGAGTTCTATGACTTGTTTGATTTACCAGCACAAGACGATGTAGAAGAGATGGAGGAGCCCGAAGATGGCACGCAGACGCAGGAGTAAAAACTCTAAACAGTATTTTACAGTTGAGCACGAGCAGGCGATTATTAAATACGTTGCTACGCAAGACTTGAGGGAGCGCACATACCTGTACGAAAATTGGATAGGCCCAGCATTTTCAGAGATGGTCGATAAGATTTGCTACACTTATAATTTCACCAACTTGTCTAATGTAGATGAGTTAAGGGAAGAATGCAAGATTTGGCTAACAACAATTTTAGACAAATACGATGCTTCAAGAGGAAAAAAGGCATTTTCGTATTTCTCTGTAATTACAAAAAATTGGTTTATTCATAAAGTAAAGAAGCAGCAAAAGCAAAAGATAAGAGAAACAGATATTGATTCTGTACCAATGCAGACACAGTTGGATCATATGTCAACTGTTAATCAATACATGCCACACAGAATGGAGCTTGAATTCTGGAACCTATTGTGGAAAGAGATGGAATCATGGGATGTCGAGACGATGAGGGGCAACGAGCGCAAGGTTTACGAAGCCATTAAGATTTTGCTAGCGAACCCAGACGACATCGAAATTTTTAACAAAAAAGCTATTTACCTTTACCTGCGTGAGATTACGGGCCTGAATACCAAGCAAGTTGTAAACAACTTGAACAAGATGAGGAAGCGTTATCGAACGTTTAAAGGTAAATGGGATCAAGGCGAGTTATGAAATTAGATGACTACATTAACGAAGCAGTCGATAATATCAGAAATGATAGAGAGACTACCAAAGAGCTGTTGAACGATGCGATCAACTATATGAGCAGCAAGGCTGACGCACACGAAACTGTGGGCCAAATCGCGGCCAAGTATGTAGAGACACTGCAGCGTTCCAATGAACAACTTGTAAAGGTAATGGGGCTTCTCCAAAAACGAGAAAACACGACTGATGCACTGTCTGAAAATGACAAGAAGGAACTGTTTGACTTAATAAGCTCAGGAGACGTATAGATAAATGACCGTATACAAGCCCGGCGGCCTAAATCCAGAAGTTACTCGACACGGAGCAGACTTATATGAATATGAGGCTGATCGGTTCAATTTCTTAGCAGTAAATCGCATGAATCAAACAATGGTCGGGTCTCACACCCGCGATACTAATGCTGGAGTAATAGAGTATAAAGCAATTGTACTGACTTCTGCGCCACCACCGGGAGAAAACGAGCCTCGGACAGATGGCGCAGTTAGATATAAATTTAAAATCAGAATCCCCGAGCTTCATTCAGCGTTGACAGATCCGTGTACTAGCTTGGCAGAGTTTCCTGGCGCCGTCGAGGATTTACCTATTGAAGTACAAGACGCAATTGATAAGCACCCCTACGCTTATTCTTATGCAACGGTTCAACAAAATGAAAATGTTAGAGGCGCTGGCCAAGCTGTGATGCAGCCTCCTCGCCCTTCGGTAGGAGATATCGTTTGGGTAACGTATGAAAAATCACCTTCAGGAGGCCGTCAGGGTTCACCAAACTACAAGGCCATGTTTCGACCTTCAGCCATCAGCTCTGAGGTCTTTGGCAACGCCGCGAACAACTTGAGAAATGGATGTGATACTATGGCGGAATTATTTGGTTCTGGAGATACGACATCTGTAGGCGATCATCGTACTGGTGCATCGAGTAACGCCCCAACAAATCGCGCTCCACCCATCCCTCGGTCGCCCGCAGAGCGCGCCACATTAGCAAATAATTATGATAATGATGCTAGTTTACCAAATAAACAACAGCACGCACCCCTTTTGGCAGGATTACATCCAGATTTCAGACCAGTAGTTAAATCATTTCTTTACAGGTGCTGGTCTGAAAAAACCATAAAGTTTAGATTAAACAGTTCCTTCAGAGATACGTCAGATCAGCAGCGTCTCCGCCGCGAGTGGATTGCAAGAGGCAAGACTGATCCTGAGCCGTCCGCGGGCTGGAGTTATCATTCGAATGGCTGGGCCCTTGATTTTAACCCAACGTTGTCAAGCGGTAAGATGCTCATGTCCCATACGAACAAAAACGAGTGGATTGATTCAGGGCTTGTTGCTATAGCAGAGCAAGAAGGAATGCGTTGGGGTGGTCATTGGCGAAACTACGATCCAATTCATGTTGATTGGGGCGCTACACATAGCAAAGAAACTGGCAAATCGTTTTATGATGCTGCATCGGCAGCGAACACAGATCCGAATGATTATACGTTTGCAGATTATCGAAACAGTGCACAGGTTTAAAAGGATATAAGATATGGGAATTACTGGAAAAGGCCGGACTGAAGGAGCTTATAGAGAGGGCCTAAGCGATACCCGGCAAAATGAACTAGATGAAGCGCTAGCAGATCCGCGAGAATCTGGACAATCAGAAGCTGCAGCCCAAGAGCGCCGCGCCCCGGTGGAGGGCTTTAACTGTCAGACGATGATTGAGCCCATCCCCACATTTGACGTTGCTCCTTGTGAATCAATTATCTCTGGAAAAAACAATTCATGGATTGTTCTTGGCCGAGACCGCCCCTCCGGCCGCGCCTCTGGTTACGGTGGAGCAGGGCACTCTCACTGCGGTACTATCGATTTGGTTGTAGGTAGAGGTTCAAGTAAAGGAAATGGGCTACTAACCCCCGCCGGCGCAGCCGATGACGATATTGTTGCACCGAGCATGTTTAACGACGCCGCCCGAGTATATATTTCACAAAAAACAGATTGTGATAAAAACTTTGGCCTCTCACCCGGAACACAAGGCAACTATACTGCACAGTCAGCGGTTGTAGCAAAAGCCGATCAAATCCGACTCGTTGGCCGCGGCGGCATTAAGATTATCACAGGCCGCGCCAAAAACACACAAGCTGGCCCCGGTGGAGAAAAGATGTCCCACGGTGCTAAAAATATTAGGCCTGCCCCCAAAATTGAACTAATAGCTGGCAACCAGCTGGGCACTTCCCGACACTTTTCACTCTCCAAAGGCTTGTTTACTGTTGAAAGGATTCAACCTGCTGTAGCTGGAGATAATCTAGTCGAGGCTCTAGACGAACTAATTGGGTTAGTAAATCAGCTTCAGGGGGCCGTTGTCAACTTGGCTAAAGAGCAGACGATTATGAACATGGTAATGGCAGTACACACGCATCCAAGTACGCCCTTCTATACGATGCCCTCACCAGAGATGGCAAGTGCGGGTATTCAAAACATTATAAAGATGTTATCAGACGTTCACCTACCTCTCTTTTCACAAAAGATCAATACCATGTTTTACAAATTAACCTATTTACAAGTGTTCGGAATGCGATATATCAACAGTTCGACAATTATGATATCGCTATAATTTATAGGATTAGAAATGGCAGAAGATACTTCTAGTTCAGAAACTACAGAAGAAACAGAAACATCATCCGAAGAACCAAGCTTCATTGACTATCAAACGATTCCAACGTATGAAAGTCAATGTGTGCCTGAAGAACCCGGCCCAGCTATACCTGTGGTCGATTGTCCGACGTGTGTTCCAAATCCTGCTGCTCCAAACATTGATTGGACTAAGACGACTGAAAATGAACCATTCTTAAACAAAAGAAAGTGTACATATTCAATCAATCTAAGAACGAAATACGAAGGAACTGGTGGTGAGTCCACCCTTCAGGCCCGCCTCGATGAATATACCAAGGCGGGAGCGATTAGACTGTTAGCTCATTTTAATAAAGCTTTGGACGAAAACACGGTAGCTATTGCTACTAAGCTAGCAGGCGCCACAGATCACTTTATTCCTCCCCGCCGCAAATTGAAAATGCGAGTCTTGATCGAGATTCCCGCAAATGAGTTTGACATGTTGCCAAACTCATCCGATGTTCCCGAGATCTCACCAGAAATTGAAGAGGCTATTCCTCCGCGAGAGGTTGTACAGACTGGTGAAGTTGAGATGCAAGACTTCGACCAACAAGTTGACAAACTTGTCGAAGGCCTCCGCGTGTACGCTAAGTATCAAGCAATCTATTACCAGACACAGAGAGGATCAATTAGGTTTCCAGGGGGTGCTCCAGTCAACTTAAATACAGAAGCGGATTATCTGCGCAAGGTAAAGCCTATTCTGTACGAGTTTTTAAGGACTAAGGGATGGGTACTCAGAGAATCTAGAGGAGAATCGGGGCGAGCTAGTTCGGATACCGGTCTTAAAGAAGCAAACAATGTAGAGTTTGGCTTAGCGGAAGACGGCACCCTTGAACGGATCATTGTTACAGCGCATGGTTCTTGCCGAGAAACACCATCAGAGTATAAAGCAATTCAAATTTCTTCTCTTAGAGGAACTGAGCCATTTAATCGACCCACTACGTTACATTGGCTAATAAACATTCAAGAAGCTGTCGGGGCCCTAATTCAACGACAAGGCATGATGAAGTGGACCGACTTCGCACAAAAGTTTGTTTTTCCAACACCTGTTATTAATCAAGGCGCCGACATGACAAGTGCTGTCTCCGCTATAGCTTCAGCTGCAGTCGGGCAAGCTACAGAAGCAGATCTTGATGCTATTACAAATGCTGTCGGAAAGATGACAGAAACTGAAAAAATTGAAGCCAAGACTCCGGGGTCGCTTCAAAAAGTTGGTGATAAATTAAATTCAGTCCGCAGAAGTATGGGAATCCCAGATGCTGAAACCATTGGAGATCACTTAACATCACCGGCTCCCCGTGAAAGAACACTTACAGAAGGTGCCTTTGCTGAAGTGGAAAGAAATGCCGACCAGTGGCCATATAAATCAACAGATCCAAACTCTCCAACCTACAGAGGCCCCCAGCAAATTTGGGATCCCACTCTCAATGACGGCGCCGGCGGCTATAGAATGGAGTCAGAAAGTGAGGCGCACAATCGTTCTAATGCAAATCTAGCAGCAGAAAATGCCCATTTAGTAACTTCAGGTCAATTAATTGAAGGCTTATGTGACGATCCGCTAGGTGCAGTGGGCCAATATTTTGCAGATTTGGGTGACGATTTTATGAACGAACTGTTCAGCATTTGGGATGCTGTAATGTACCAGTTCCATAACTTTATTTGTATGTCCCCAGAAGAACGCGAGGAGATGCTTCAGAAATTAAAAGACGCAAATTCTGAAATGATGTCTTCTGCTGTGCGGGAAGCTTTGAAAATTTTTGTTGGCTTTTTCGAAATGCTTAATACTCTGCAGTATAACTTAGCAGAGATTCAAAACATTGAAGGGCTTTATAGAAAAGGACTAGATGAGATTACTTTCTGCGGCCTATTTGACCTTATGCTGGCTTTCTTGGATTGTCTCATGCAAGGCTTTGCGCTCGATGAGGTCCTTGAAGTACTAATCGCTGCCGCTCTGGCTTCAATGCCTGCGGTGGAACTTGAAAAAGTATTTGTTGGCCTACCTCCCGAAGATCAAGCACAAATTCTTGCGAAGGTCGAAGCAGCAATTGGTGCGCACACACTTCCATGGCAATCCAAGGTAGGAGATCCCGACCCTGTAGCAGAAGCACCCTTTAGCAATAGGCCATCTATGGGCAATAAGGGCTCCAATATAGCTTGGGGTGGCCCAGGTAGTCCTGTAGCGAAAGAGAAAGCAGAATCAAGACAATCTCAGACTGCTGTAACTCCGGCCCTCCAAGCTCTTGCCCGCGGCTTTGAGGACGCCATGAGAGCCTCTATAAAGATTGCAAGAGAGTTTGAGACAAAAGTAAGGCAAGAATCAATCGAAGATCCACACGACACCCGCCCAGCAGCGACTATTGTCGATGATGTTAGGACCGAGTACTTTTCTGGAGAAGAATATTTTGGACTAGGTTATTATATCACAGACAGCTTCGAAGTTAGTGTTACGGATCAAGCAGCAATGACTCATGTATTGTCAATAGGGCAGCACGCTAACGCCTTAGCAGGTTACTTTACCGAGTATGAGATCGAGGGTTACAAAGACGCGGGAATTACGGGAGAACAGATCGCGTCAGCATCTGGTGATTATATCTCCGCTTTACAAGATTTAATCAATAGAGTCAACAGCGCGCATACAGTCACAAACTCAACTGATGGCTCCGTCGACACCCCTGCTGGTCCTTGGACTGGGTCTGAATCAGATGACCCATTCCCCGATAAGTCAGATCGATGGAAGAACGAGTACTACGCAGAGTATTCAAGATCGCTTGGCGCCCTACAAGCCGAAGCAGAGTTGCTGCCAGAACCAGCTAGGTCAGAACAGTTAGCTGTTGCTGAAGCTGGCGCAGACACGGCCGCTCGTCTATATGCCGATTCTATTGAGGCGCTCGATAAAGGAAGAATCGGAGACCCAGGACCCTTTGGTACTCGCGGCTCACTAGGTGCAGCACTTGGTGGAACTGTTTCGGTTGTTCTTCAAGAATATATCAAGGCCATTCTCGAATATTACTCAGAAAAAGGCTTTGATGCTTTGATGGATGTGTTGGAAGACCTACCCGGCGCCGCCATCGTTGCAAAAATTATTGCCCTTCTTGATTGCGCAATTCCGCCTCTTTGGGATCCGCCACTGCTTGACTTTCTAAATACTCTTGAAATCGACTTCTGCAACATGGTTCTTAGGTTGGTAGCCCCGGGCCCGCCCAATCTACAGATGCCAAACTGGAAAGATTTCTTTAGAATCTTATTGCTGATAGCGTATCAAATCGCAATTTACATTATCTTTAGGTTGTTGTTGTGGCTGTTGACAAAGATCGTGATGATTTTGTTTGATTCTTTGTGTTCAATGCTTGAAAAACTAGCAGAAGCAGCCATGAATGCTGTCGCAGATCAAGTTTGTGCTGAATTAAGTGAAGGTGGCGAGTTTGCTCAAAATACTGCTATTGCAATGGAGGCTGCCGGTCATTGTGAGGATCCTCCTCGTGGATTCCTTGACATGGTTAAAGGCGCCTTCTGCGGCCCTGACGCCACAGATGAAGAGGCACAAACAGTAGCAAATAACGCTATGAGGGGCCTAGGTTCTGTCACAGCTGCCGATGCTGCAAAGATGGCTAATGAAGGCGCGGTTACGCAACTTATCGCAGACATTTCAACGGTGCTCACAGGTGGAGAGCTTACAAACTTGCTCTTGGGTAACTACGACCCAGTCGCGACCTCTCTTGTACAAGAAGTCGTAGAGTCAGAAAATCCAGTGTTTGCTTCTGTGCTCGGTTCCAACACACAAATTGCTGACTTGTTCAAAAACATTGGTAATCTTTTACCACACCAGTTCAAGATGCAGCTGCGAGCTACACAGGACGAAATCCCGGCCGTCCGACCTGCAAACCCGATGCTGTGTAAAACTAAGGACGAACTAGATGAGTTTAGAAATCTAAGAGAACAAATCTTGCTGAGTAAAGACGGGACAACGCCAGAGCAGGCTCAGCAACAGTTTGATGCCATGCGCGGCCGCGCCCTTAACGATATCTCACAGATTGCAGACATTATGCAGGGCGGCGTTGAGAACTTTATTGAAAATAACATGCCTCCATATGTTGGAGAGCCCGATGAAAACGGCTGTATTCCAGCAGATGCTCTAGTACCACGCGATCCACCTTTGATGATGGATCTTATTGGAGCAGCAAATGAGGGACTATATGACATTGTTGGTCGCGCTTATGCTCGTGATATCAACGGCCGCGGCGGCTTTATGTCAATGATTCTGTCAGACACACTTGGTTTTCCATGGCGCCGTCACCAATTTGAGTCAATTTTTAATCGTAACGTAGTAGACTACGAAATGGAGAGCTTAAAACGATTTGGAATTGAAGACCCTGAAACGCTAGCTGGTACCGCTGCTGAACAATGGCTTAAGCCAATCTACCAGCGTGAACGTGGCCATTACCCAAAGTATGTCGGGCAGTATTTTAAAGAATATCTTAGGGACAGTAAGCACAATCCTGACGGGTATGTTTCTACATCTGAATTCACACCTACAGAATATTCATATTTTAATGTTGAAGATGTTCCGCTTGGTTCAATGATCGGACAAGGCGCATATCCTCGTGATGACAGAGGAAACTATATGGGCACAGAAGAGAATCCGTTTGTTTCTCCTGGCGCCAAAAGTCCCGATCTGGTACTAAAGTTTAGAGACAATGCTCGCGGAATCAAGCAAGATAACCTCAGCGAGAATCTACAGTTTATTGAAGGGTTCAATCTTGAGTACGGTTCTTACATAATTGAAGATAACAATGAAACAGCAACACCCGTTACTAATATTGACAATGTATATCATCTACGAGTTGTAGATGTCACAAATCCATTCATGAACCTTCCAGCTGGGTTTGCGACCGCTTCGGCAGAGCCTGACTTCGATATTACACAAGGAGTAGAAGATGTTCGGTTTGAACTAACAATCACAGGCAGCTTAACAGAAGAAGCAGAGGCTTTAAGAAATACACATACACTTGATACTTTGCCTTTGTCGCCACAAATTAATTGCTGGAACGACTTTTTGCATAAAAAGTATAGTTCTTTGGGCCTGACCGATGAACAGGTAAATCAATTTAACGCCAGTCTGCCATTTGCAGGTTCTGCTGACACCGGCTATACCGGCCACAAAACTCACGACAACATGATGAATACGCTGTTAGACTATTTCGCAAACATGATTGCGGGCAACAGTGAGGCATACGAATATGGATTTACTCCCGGCACCGACGATGATTTAACAGCCACAGATAAAATGTACATGAGTCCTGACGGCGACAAGCCGTTTATGAACTATATCCTAGAAGACCTAGCGCCTGAGTTAGGAGACTCTTATATGATTTTTGGAAGTTTACCTAACATCAAAAAGATTAGCAAGTACATTGAAGACAATCAGATTATGGGCCAATCAAACCACGCCAGGATGCACTTCTTAAATCCAGCAGATCATGGTGGCTCATGGCTTCGTCCGCCTTATTACATTGAGCCTCCGAAATATGAGGGCTGGCTTGGAATCAGGGACTTGTTATTGCCAGAGGTAGACGGCAAGGAACCCAAGCGGTATCCAGTCTGTAATTTTGAAGATATCAAAGAAAGGGTGGATGAATTAACAAAGAAGATGCCCGATGATCCTAGACTAGCAGAATGCCCAGACTGTGTTATTGAGCTTCCGTACTCTAGAATTTTAGACCGTTCCTCTGCTGCCGGTATGGAAGGCCCCATCATTGCAATGATTAGAATTTATTGTGTTGAAGAGCTGATCAAGGCGATGCCAATGTTTAGTAAGTTCAAGGCAAAAATTCCAGAGGTATTGGATTACACATACGTTGAATATATTCTTGCTACGATGAAGGAAGACTTCATGCAGAACCTGAGTCGCAAGGGCGGCTTCCTTCGCGGCGAAGCTTTGTGGTACACTTTCCTTGAGCAATGCGTACAGTCTTTTGCAAGGCAGATGCAGTTAGATGGTCGAGAGGTTAAGCCTGAAGTTCAAAAAGCAATTGACGCACTAAACGCACTGCAAGAAGACTTCCACTATCCGTCAGAAGACGATTTACACAAATCAAAGATGAAGTCAGGGCTAAATCCATGGAGAAAGTTTGGGAACATCGAACTTCCAGTACCGATTGATCCAACAAAATTTGATCCTGAAGTTATCTTCGGAAGAAAAGTGGGCCTTACTACTAAACTACACGTTTACCAAAGGTGGCATTTGCTACAAGCAGTCAAAGATACTGAAGAACATGCAAATGTAATTGTAAGAGTTTTGATTGAAGAGCAATTAGAGTACATGGCCGAAAGGTTTGTTATGGCGATGTCGGAAGGCTCTCCAATTCCAGGCTTGGTGCCAGATATTGATAATATTTATGAATATTTTATTGGCGAAAGCGGCTTCGTTGCAGGTCATTCTGAATATAGCCTTAAAAAATCAGACCAGCCGCTAGAGTCTCCCAAGATATTTGATGTAGGCGCCTCGTTCTCCCCAAGGGCCCTACCCGGCTTAGACTCCGGTGTTGTGCCAATGACTAATCCGCTTGAGCAGTATGAAACAAATATCGACACAGACAAACTAGATGTTCAAGTAAAAATCAATGATGACGGTTACTATTCAGTAGGCTCGTATAAATCCAGATTTACAAATGGCGAGTTCTTTTTAGAAAAGTATGTTCGTGTAACCGACAAGAACGGAATGGGAATGACTGTTTCCTTGCCGGATGAAATTACCAACAGGCCTGAGCACATAGATGGCGTGGTTAATGTCAAAGAGTGGAAGCAGTGGCTTGAGAGCATTTCAGAACAATATGGCGATAATAAACTATCAGACTTCTTTGGCAATCTAGAATTTACATACGCAAATGATAGACAGGGCAATCCAACGGAAGAAGTGACAGGAATCGAGGGCGAAATGGGAATTCGTTACGGCCTAAGACTATGTTACATCCCACCAGAATCGTGTGTTGAACAGCTTGATGCATTGTTCAAGTCGCTTAAAGAGTCTGAAAACTGGTCATACATTTATAATAATATGAAAAAGGAAAAGGCTTATTATGTCACTCCCGCAAACTTACAGCAGTCAGGTCTAAATGTTACGGGCATAACTCTTGCTGATGCCGAAGAGGGTTCACCCGGAGAGCTTACAGATGCCGCGGCCGATCAAGCTGCTTTATTAGATATCTGGTCTGGTGAACGAGGAACAAGTATTAGAGAAAATGAATTGCCGTACTTGTTGAAAAACTCAAAATATATTATCCCACTCGCTTCCGCAGAATATGACGCATTAGATCATACTATCAATCAACACATCATGAACATTGATTTTGATATGGACTTGTATTGCCTAGGCCAAGATATTGTCAAGAGCCCTGAGTTTGAGATGCTATTCCAATATGTTTTCCCACTTAATCGCCTAGTATCACTCATGGGCATTTACACAAGTATGGGGTTTGTGATGTCAATTGGCGAAAAGACGCAAAAGATAGATCTAGAGGATATGCTGACCATATTAGGAAACGGAATCCCTGTACCCGACAATGAGGCGGGCGAATGGCACAACTACGCGTTCAGAGAGGCCCTAGGCGGCGGCTTCCTCATTACAGAGTCATTTGATGACTGGGACATGGAGTTCTTTAAAAGAACAAAGCGTCGCCTAGTAAAGATGTTCCGGTCGTACTATAAGTCTCGCGATTGGCTAGACAAGGAAGATGACGAGCAAACATCGAACGAAAAAGACCGTAGCAAGAACCGAGATGACAACTCTGGTAAAAAGAAACGAGGAGGCCGCAAGTTTAAGAGACGCCGTAGAGATCGGCCATATAACAAGTTTGGAGAACTCTAAACTATAAAATAAAAAAGCGAGTATTTAGTTTAGGAGAATAGCGATGGGTTTTGATGCAACACTGCCTTTAATTGCCGGCGGTCTAAATGGATTTTTATTAGTTGAAGGCATGGAAGAGGCTGTCAAGCAAGATTTTTTAATTTTGTTAATGACTGAGCCGGGCGAACGAACAATGGATCCAGACTTTGGAGTGGGACTGAAGAAATACTTATTTCAAAATCTCACAAGGGATGTTTTTGGGCATATTGAAAACAGAATTAAAAGTCAAACTCTCAGATACATGTCTTTTCTTACGATTGAAAACATATCGTTTGCTAGCGCACTGGATACTCCCGCTAACAGTATGCTATCAGATATTGAAGAAAACAAACTTTCTATCTCAATAACATATTCATATGGTCATGGAATTGTAGATGAAATAACTGTTTCGCCGTAGTATTTATAAAACCAGAGCTATTTATCAGTTGGAGACTAACGAATGTCTAAAAATAAGAGATATACACGCCGAATTAATTACACTAGTCGTGATTTCACTACAATTAAAGAAGATTTAGTTGAACAGGCGAAAGTCTATTATCCTGATACATACAAAGATTTTAATGATAGTTCCTTTGGTTCAATGTTGTTGGACACAGTAGCTTACGTTGGTGACCAATTATCTTTTTACTTAGATTATCAAGCTAACGAAAGCTTTCTTGACACCGCTATTGAATATCAAAACGTTGTACGTCATGCCAAGTCTCTTGGCTATCGTTGGAAAGGCGTGCCATCGTCTACCGGAGCCGTCGCAATTTATATTGTTGTTCCTGCCTCTGCAACAGGAATGGGCGTAGACATGAATTATGTGCCAGTACTCAAGGCCGGCGCCCAACTAAGATCATCACAAACAAAAGCCAGCTTTATTCTTGTAGAGGACATAGACTTCTCAGAACCCTTTAACGAGATTGTAGCCGCCCGCCGAAGCCAAAGTACGGGCCAGCCAACACACTACGCTATCAAAGCTCATGGGAAGGTAATTTCAGGAGAACTTGTTCGCAGAACAGAAACGGTGGGCACATTTGAAAAGTTCTTGAAACTTCCAGTAGGTCCGCTTTCTATTGTCTCAGAAGTTCTTAGTGTAAGAGATGATGAAGGTCATGAGTACTATCAAGTAGAATATCTTTCTCAAGATGTCATCTACAAAGACGTAGTGAACAAAGAAGCAAGAGCCTCGGGAGTTCCTTCAGTATTGAGGCCCTTCTCGGTACCCAGAAGGTATATCCTTGAATCTGATGTAGATACTCTTTATGTTCAATTTGGGCACGGGTCCGATTCAGAAGCTTCAGCGCCTTCTGTTGTTGAGCCACTAAACACTGCACTTGACAGATTTGGAAAAACTTATAATTCTGAAGTTTCGTTTGATCCATCTAATTTGTTGTCGACGGACAAGCTAGGAATCAGCCCCGCGAACACTAGCGTACATATTACCTATAGAATCAATACTGCCGATACAGCTAACGCTGGTGTTGGAATGGTTGATAAAGTGACCTTTTCAAATTTTGTTTTTAAAGACGAAAGAATTCTGACACAACAAAAAATTAAAGACGTACAGAACTCAATTGAGTGTTTTAATGAAGAGCCAATTGTTGGAGATATCACATTACCCACATCTGATGATATCAAGCGTCACGTTTACGATAACTACGCTACACAAAACAGGGCCGTAACTCAAAATGATTATATGTCTCTTGTGTATTCGATGGATCCAAAGTATGGGAAAATTAAGCGTTGTAATATTATGAGAGATCCTGACTCGCTCAAAAGAAACTTGAATTTGTACGTTTTAGCTGAGGATGAAAATGGCAAACTTTCGTACTGCAACGACGCACTAAAATCAAACTTAAAAATGTGGCTAAACCAATATAGAATGATTAATGATACAATTGATATTTTATCTGGCAAAATTGTGAACTTTAAAGTAGATTTTAGCGTCGTATCGCATCGCGATCATGACAAGCACGCAGTACTAAATCAATGCATTGTAGCGGTTAGTGACATGTTTAACCAACCTTTGGCCATGGGAGAACCGATTTACATTTCAGATATCCAGAAACGTCTGAACGACCTTGATGGAGTCGTAGATGTTAAGAGTGTGAAAGTACAAATTGCTCGCGGCGGAGCTTACTCTGACACTTTTCTTGATCTTAATGAACACAAATCTGCAGACGGTAGATACATTAAGATTCCACTAAATTGCTCTGCAGAATTAAAGTATGCACAAAATGACATTAAGGGGACTGTTGCGTAATGGCTATTAGAAGATACTGGGCTACTAAAGATAACACAATTACAAATGCCTATGAGACTAATTTGACGACTCGTGCAACTGGTTCTAACATGGGCGCAGCTGATATATTAGAAACGTTTAGAATCTATGGACAAAAAACATCCGGTACGGGTGAAGCAGCAAACGAGTCAATGCGCTTCCTAATTCAGTTTCCTGTAACAGGAAGCGAAGTGTACGCTGAAGGCATGCGCTCAATAAAACAGGACAGAGTACTGGGCAAGATCCCCGCATCAGGTAGCGTAAATTTTTATCTTAAGCTTTATAATGCCCCGCATTCTCAAACAACTCCAAGAAATCTAAAACTCGTTGCTGCAATTCTAAACCGAGACTGGGAAGAAGGCGAAGGTTTGGACATGGATAACTTTACCGACACAAACGACGGCCGCCCAGGCTCTGATTGGATTAGTGCTTCATATGGTACCACATGGACTACCCCTGGCGGCGACTGGGACTATGACGATTCGTCAGGAGTTACAGCGTCTTTTGACCGAGGAGTTGAGGACATGGAAGTAAATGTAACCCCGCTTGTTGAAAAATGGATTGCGGGAACAAAAAATAACTATGGAGTTATTGTTCGACTAGATCCTCAGTTATCCGATACAAGCAACTTCCGGTCTTATTACACCAAGAAGTTTTGGGGCCGCACCTCGGAACATTTTATTTATAGACCAGTCATCGAAGCCCGTTGGGATTCGGCGGTAAAAGATGATAGAGGCAATTTCTACTACAGTAGTTCTTTGGCAACTGAAAGTGACAATTTAAATACATTGTATTTTTACAATTTTGTCCGCGGCCGCTTGCGTTCGATCCCTCTAGACGCTGACCAGCAAGTTGTGGTCGCATTGTACGAGGCCACTGGAGCCACCAATCCATTTTTGCTAGCCAAAGGCGGCAATGTAGCCGCAGCCGGTAATGTGTATGCAACGGCTAGTCAAACTTCAACAACTGGCATTTACTCTGTTTCGCTTTCAATGACAGGCTCAACGACCGCGCATTCTACCATCAAGGATGTATGGCATATTGAAGACACTACTAGCGAAACAACAACACAATTTTTTACTGGCTCAATCATCCCCCGATCAGCCGACTCTTCAATTATGAGTAATAACATAAATTATGTACTTGCTGTGCCAAATCTTAAAAAGAAATATCATCGCACAGATGAAGACAGGATCCGCCTGTATGCTCGTGAAAAAGATTGGAGCCCAACTATTTATACAAGGGCAAACAATACTATTGAAAACACAATTATTCATAGCGCATCGTACCGTATCACAAGGGACGCGGATGACTTTGAAATCATTCCATTTGGAACAGGCTCTGACATGCACACGCTAATGTCACATGATGTATCTGGAAACTATTGCGACATCGATTTCAGAATGTTAGAAGCAGGCTTCTCATATACTCTAGATTTTAGTTTCTATGATCAAGCGATATCAGCCTGGGTAGTCCAGCCAAATAAGTTTAGGTTTAGAATTGAAGAATAGAGAGTAGTTTTATGGGAATCAAAGATTTATTTGAGAAGCCACAACAAATACTAACATCAGAAGATGCAGAGAATATCACCAAAGATAAGGTGGAATCTATTGAGTATCTGGATGCAGCCCTCCGCGACAAAGAGAGATTCGAACCGTTTATCAACTATGAGTCCGCTTCTAACTTTGCATATTTTGGCTCCGCTGAAAAGTATTACGATGATGCTATTAAAGCAATTTATCGTGAGTATCCGTATGATGGCTCTGACCACGAGATCAAAGAATACACTCTTCGTTTAAATTATCTAACAAAGCACGTTTTAGACAATCAGTATCCTCGTACAAACGGGTATGTCACCCTTGGTAAATCTGCAACTTACACAGGTGCAATCTCTGGCTCTTATGGCCCAGTAAGTTCAAACGAGTATATTCAAGTTTTTGGTGGCCCACAAACTGGAAGCCATATTCAATATGATATTTTATCATCAACGGGTCAGCCGATACATAGCGTCTTTGATTATGCCAACAAACTACAGACAGACCCCTATGCGTTAACTGGCTTGAATCAAGGAACAAATCCTGGCTCACGGCTATCAAACTTAAGACTGTCTCCTACCAACGGTGTAACAGTTGAATTTTGGTTGAACAAAGCTGCTTCTAACGCTAGCAATACCAAGCGCGAGGTTGTGTTCGATCTTTGGAATGGAAAGTCTCAAGATGATGATTCATACGGCCGCCTGCTCATTGAGCTAACATCCTCAGCCACAGACCCAGTTCGCGTAACGCTAATTTCCGGCTCCACCTCAGTATCAGACTTGGCAGTTGCCCCGGCTGGCTGGGCATCATCTAATGTTGTAGGAAATGGCTGGAATCATTATGCACTAAGTTTAGAGTCTTCTGGTACTACAACCACGTTCAGATTCTATCAGAATGGCGACTTATTACGCACACAAGATCAAACGACTGCTGACGCTTTAACAGAGGTTACCGGCGGCTTACGAGCCAACCTAGGCGCTCTACAGACGGGAACTACCCTCGGTGGTAACTTGGGTTATGGTCTGCTAAGTGGCTCTCTTGACGAGTTTAGGTACTGGACTACCAAAAGAACATCTGAACAAATCGGCCGCAATTGGTTTACCCAAGTTCGCGGCGGCACCAATAATGAGCCATACAATACTGGCCTAGGCGTCTATTTTAAATTTAACGAAGGCATCGTAGAAGATGACGACACTGACAAACGCATCCTTGACTACTCAGGTCGCATTTCAAATGGTACTTGGGTTGGGTACCCCGGAAGTACTTCAAGAAACACCGGCTCAGCGATTGTGGAATCTTTAGCGGCTCCTAGTGAGTATAAAGATCCTATTATTTACAAGGATCACCCGACTGTTGTTTCGCTAACAACAGAGTTAAAAGCCTCCGGCTCAGCATGGGATGATAACAACAATGCTTACTTCTTAAATTCTATTCCCGAGTTTATTAGGGAAATGGATGAAACTAGCCCTGGTGACGGCTCGCTAACAAACGTCACGCAGTTAATGGGAAGCTATTTTGATACAATTCACCATCTTATTGGCGCCCTTCCAAAGCTCCGCGCAACTTCGTATCTAACGGCCTCAGCAAAGCCATACCCATTCGCCACTCACCTACTAGAAAGTGTTGGCATGAACGCGCCTCACATGTTTGTACAGGCAAATGTTCTAGAATCCATTTCTGCGAGAGATGAAGATAGGAACTATACTAGGGACATTACTGAAGTTAAAAACCTTATTTACCAAAACATCTACAACAACTTGACATACATTTACAAGTCGAAGGGTACTGAAAAATCAATCAGAAACATTATTAGATGTTTTGGCGTAGACGAAGAGTTGGTCAGACTAAACCTGTACTCCACAAACACAACGTACGAACTAAAGCAAAACACCAGAACAAAGAGTACACGCCGAAAGTTTGTTACCTTCAACGATCCCGATAAGTTTGATACAAACGTATACCAGTTTGCAGACCCTAACAATGCTAATTCTGTAGGCTACATTACTGGTTCTGGTGTAACGACAGTGACGGCAAGTCTAGGCCACGAAGAACTGCTTGGAATGACAGCAGAAGCAGACTTTATTTTCCCAGAAAAGCTAACAATTAAGGATGTTGGCTACTTTCCAACGCCTTTTACTAAGTCTTCGCTGTTTGGAATGCATTCCGCCAATGGTGATTCTCTAACAGTACCATCCCCGGATTACTCTAACTTCCAAGTTTTGGCCATTCGCCCTTCTGAGGAGTCGCAACACGTCTACTTTATGTTGACCTCTTCAGCCGGAATGCTGCCTGAATTGACTTCGTCTATTTACTTAGAAACGTATTCTAACAAGCGCTGGAGTTTGTCTGTAAGGGTTGCGCCGACAATTCCAGTCACTAACATCACGACAGGCTCCAATATTAGCCCAACCTATGATGTACATTTTTATGGTGTGAATATTGAGGGTGGAATTGTAGAAAACGAGTTTCATGTTAGCGGAACAGTAGAGGGCCATGTCGGCCGAAACTTCCTTCGTTCTAGCAAGCGTCTATATGTTGGAGCGGATAGACAAAATTATACAGGCACAACCATAACAAACTCAGACGTAAAAGCATCGTCAGTTAAATACTGGGCTTCGTTTTTAGAGAATGAGGACTTGATTTCTCATGCTAAAGATCCCGAAAACTACGGTATTACTGACCCTTATAAGAGTTTGAACCTTTATACTAAGGAGATGGGCGGAATCTACGTCCCTAAGATCGATACTCTTGCCCTAAATTGGACGTTTGATAATGTGGTTTCAGCCAGTTCTGATCCAGCAGATCCATCAACTAGTGACTCATTCTTTTTTGTTGATGATTATTCCTCTGGCTCCTCCGACATTGTAAGCGAAAACAGATATGGTTGGTTAACCCCTATTATTATGAATCAGCACAGTGGTAAGGGAGACAGCTTTTTGCCTCCTGAATCTGGAGACGTCCCGCCGATAGACGTTGAATATATCTCAACAGCCCGACAAACCGGCCCAGAAGTGCTAAATACAAGCGATGCGGTTCAGATTTTAACTCAAGACGACGACAAGTTTACGAGAGAACACAGTATCATTCAGCATTATTATGCGATTGAAAAGAGTATGTATCAGACAATCTCTGAAGAAATGCTTAATATGTTTGCATCTGTTGTTGATTTTAATAACCTGATCGGAGATCCGGTCAATAGATATCGTCAAGAATACAAAGACTTGGGTAAGCTAAGACAGCTTTTCTATGAAAGAATTGGAAATACTCCTGATTTAGACCGCTATATCGAGTTCTATAAATGGATTGACTCGGCAGTCACAACTGTGATTCAACAGCTTATTCCTGCCTCGGCCGAGGTATCAGAAGAGTTGCACAATATGGTCGAATCCCATGTGTTGGAGCGCAACAAGTACTGGACTAAGTTCCCAACAATTGAGTTTAAGCAGAGCGATCCAGAAGCTGGCTTGCGTGGCGTTACAGAGCTTACATACGATTGGAAACATGGCCACCATCCTGTTGTTGGAGATCAATCTGATAACGCTGTATATTGGAAAGAACGTGCCGAACGTACTGGCGCGGGCAACCTGCCCTTAGAAGGAGACGCTTCAGAAGAGGTAAACTCCGATAAAGAAGAGATTCGTAAGGCCCTAGTTACACACCGAAGCCCAGATCAAAACTCACTGGCAAAACCAGACGGCACAACATATTCTGGCCGCACATACGCGCTCAGAAGGTTTACTAAACCATACAGGTTCCAAATAGATGAAGTGCCTGAATACCGCTCTGGCACTAATTTGGCTCGTAACAATCGCGCTGACGTAGCAAAAGCCGCTCTTGAAGTCGGCGGCCCATCAACGGTCTCATCTTCTTTTGTTTTGTTGGGCAACAACATGCCTGATATTCCAACAAATGTTATCGTTGTAGATGGCAGAGAGATTAAAGAATTCAAAGATGTTAACGATAATGATGCTCTTAATACTAAAAAGATTTACAAGGGCGAAGCGATCTACGGTAAAGCACAAACATACGACCAATTGTATGATAACACATATGCAGTAACTACGATTGCCAAGGCTGTTCCCGCCCGTATTCTTTCAAGTTCTGTCGACAGCGGATTCAACGCTGAATGGATCGGAACTGAAGGCCTGGGTTCTACAAGGGGTGGCTTCTTGACCGGCTCTACGATTACAAACATTCATCATGATACCTATGGCCGTGATCAAGAGGCGCCACTTCAAGGGCCATTCACTAACAAGTATGTCGGTGGTAAGCAGTCTCGACACGTCAGGCTGAACCCGGGTACTGACAGCTTTGCAAACCGACCTGAAGAGTGGAGAATCTTGATTGGTAAAGCGGGCAACCCTACGCCTCTCACTGGCGCATTTGGTTTTGTAGCACAAGACTATCCTTTCCCTGACATTGGCCGCGATCCTGTCGCTGCTACTGGAGTGGTTGCTTTTGCTAATTCCCCTGCGCCCGCCGATGGAGACACTATTACAATTAGTGACGGTGTTAACGCTACAATTTTTGAATTTGATACAAACGGAAGCGTCACAGCAGGACGAACAGCTGTCGATATTTCAAGCGCCAGCAATGCCGATCAACGCGCCATAGCTCTGCGAGATGCCGTAAACTCGGTATCAGGCTTGTATGTAAACGCCAGCACCGATGGTGTAAATGTAAACCTTGAAAACACAAGATATGGTGCCCCTGGCTCTATTGGTAATGCAATCCTAGGAACAGTAGGTAATGTGGCCATTACAACTTCACTTACCGGTGTTCCGCTAACAGTTACTGGCATGTCTGGTGGTAAAGATCCGATCATCCTAAACTACCATGCACCAAAAGCAACAAGGTACAGAGAAGAACTTGTTAAGCGCCCGGTCAACATTAAGAATATTCTACAGACGACTGCTTCGGTTGACACAGTTATTTCAGACGCTCGCGATCATGGCCCAATTGGAAACTACAGACGCAACTACGAAATTGTTCAAACCTCTCCAAGATCTGTAAACAACTTGTATTTGAGAGAGCCCGATCAAGCAGTACTAACCAAGTCAGAAATTGACATGATTCGCCCACGTAAGCCAATGATGGATGAAGGCCGCGAATGGGTTCGTGATTACGATACATCAGGTATACAGGATGCAACTCTTCCAACTCGTACAACTAACGAAACAGTAATCGTTACTAGGTTCAGCGCCCCCGGTGGCTTTGAATCTATTTCACGCGGCTATTTGGATCCTGCTCACGAAGAAATGTCCCCAAATGACGTCATCACTTTTAGAAACAGGCTTGTTCGTGGAGAACACCAATACATTGCAACATCTGCTTCAATTGCCACATCAAGCCTGATGACAAATGCCGAGTTTTCTGGTACGCTGTTCCAAACCGGCGCCGTTGGCAGTATTTACCGTGTTAGTGATATTCATGGTGAACCATGGGGCCTTCGTACTCACTTGACACGCTGGACAAGCCGCTTTGGCCGCGACTCGGCACGACATTACGACATTGATAGTTTTTCAATTCAGCCAGGCCAGCTTCTAGAGGAACATCCTGGGTTTCACAAGGTACACAGAAATCGCACCCGACAAAATAGTTTTATAACTGATAGAACAGAGACAGTGACGACTACCACAACAGGTGTTCGTAGTGCCACCGGAATTACATTCCGACCTGGGTCAGCAGGCACCAGTGGTGATACGTTTAAATTGCAAAACCCCAACATAAGCAATATGGGTACTACAAAATTTACAGTTGCAACGTGGGTTACCTTTAATCAAGAGCAACCCAATGAAGCCGCACTGTTCTCGCTAGGCGATACTCATCAGAAGTCAATAGCTTCTAATAGGCCTGTTTTTCTTGTAACGGTTGATGCCAATGAAAAAATCAATCTTAAAGTATTCAATAATACCACAACAAAGCATAAGCACTGGCAAACGGCGCCGAATGCAATTACAGCTTCTCAATTACACAATATTATTGTAAGTTATGATGGTACAGATGCGAGCAATGTTCCACTACTTTATGTCGATAACCATGAACAAACTCTGTCTACATCTCATGTCAGCCCCGCAGCCACGATGAATCAAATTTCTAACGGTAGTTATATAAATGTTGGCGCCGGAAACGTAGGAGGAACATGGGGAACTATTAAAGACACAACAATCCATGAAATGGCTATGTGGAAAGAAGCTCTTGGTTCCGTTGAATTTAGGCAAATTTATGCAAGAGGACAGATGCCAAACCTTACAGAATCAAATGGAGCACACCCGTTAGATGGCACTACATTTAGTTCAAAGGTTACAGACCATCTTGTATCATGGTGGCGCATGGGCGATCACACGTCGGATCCGGCTAACGACGCCGCGCTACACGTTTCTGGTGCGTTAGTAAAAGACGTACTGGCAAACAACCACCTTGGCTCAATGGGCTCTGTAACCGAGATTACGCGGTCAACATACGCCTCAGTTAATATCGCTGCAGCTTCAAACGCGGTGTATACTTATGGTGATAATTACCAGTTTCATGATGAGAGCAAGTACGACAACTACTATATTCAGCATACTCTTCCAAGAAACCACACAAATTATTCATGGATTCGCAAATCTGTAGCGCCAAGTTATTATTCGAAAGGCTTCCCAACTGCCTCAAACTCAATTCCGTTTATTACGGCAAGCGATTATCACTCTGTGCTTGAGCCGGAAGGCCACGGCGAACGTGAGTTTGGTGTAGCAAAAGATGGAGTTAGCAGCAGACTAGCGGCAAGAGACCAGGGTTCAATTTTATTTACAGACTTTGCGGGAATGAACAGCCATGTGGTAGAGCCGTCCGACGCGGCAGACAATGTATTAGGCCACGCTGCAGGCACCGACTTGGCCCCAAGCAACCCTGGGACTGAGTACGAAACATCAACTTATATAAATAGCACGTTCTTATCGAAGCCGCTCGACAATACTCCAACAACCAGCAGCGCGCCATTGGTGTTCAACGCTCTGATTCTTCACAGACAAGGTCCTTATGGTTGGCCCACATGGAAGCAGATTCGCGGCGCCACCCACCCACTCGTAAGATACCAATCGCGACGTACAAATAGCTGGACTTACATTCGACCAGATGCTCCTGAGCTTGCGATCAGTTCTTCTACTGGATTGCGAACAATTAGGCCACGACATGGTTTACTCCACCGTGTTAATCGTGTTACGCCACTAACTACAAAGTTCTTCCCATTGCGATCAAGTGTCTCTGTTTCAACTCCAATTAATAATAAGTTTGGTAAGACAATCGTTCGCTCGCTACCTGTTGATATTTTAACTCCTTTTGGTAACGAAATGAACTACTTCAACATTAAGAAGATTGATAAAGATTTCAATCTCTTCAAGACGACGCCAGCCGTATACGAAGAAGTTAAAGGTATGTACACCCGGGGCGCCCTAGAGACGTCAATTTCTCCTGTAACTGAGATTAAAAAGTTTGAATATTCTGAGATTATTTACCCATCTGAAGAAAACATGTACTTGAACGAGGTACGTCAAAAAGCTGATTATCAAAATAATTTCTGGATTGGTGGACAGCAAAATCGACTTGACAGAGCTGGGCCAACGATTCATGGTAGAACAACATACGGAAAGCTAGCTCAATGGGCTTCTGATGAGTCTGCTGCTAGTATTTGGCCATTAGACACCTCTACGGGCTCAATGAACAATCTTGTCGATGATAGTAAATCTATTACTAATCAGAGATTCTATCTTCGTTGGGGTCATGTTGATGAGCAGAGTCGACTTTTCGGAGCAGGCGAAGGTGAGCTTGTTAATAGATGGAGCTATCCGCTAAAGTGGTCAGGAGGCAAGTTTACACATTCTAGTGGATCTGTCTCTGCGAGTACCGCTCGTCTACAGCCCGAAGCGGGGCCACAATATGCTATGCCACAAATGCTTCATGCAACTTCATCAATTAGTTCCCCAACACAGCCGCCACTTGTAACATCATCTGGTTCTCGCGGCCAAGAAATTTTAGGTATTAGAGTAACAGAAGATCCTAATCTATATCCTGATGGCCCACACTTCTCAGATGCTAATACCGCTAATCCGTCTACTCCGCTTCCGCTCAGCGATGAACGTAACTGGCTTGGATATATTCCTATCTTTGCAACGCAAACAGCCTGGGATGCACCAACGCTAGCAGGAAAGGTTGAAGAGCGAAACTTACTTAACACAACAAGAGCACTCGCCGCAAATGTACAAACAGTTAAATTTGTTTCACAATCATCTACTCCGTGGCAAAGTGATTATGATGAATTTAAGAAAGACGTAAGGACAAAAGCAAAAGATTATACAGTTGTTCCTGAATTTAGAATTGAAGACCACTTAAAAGATTACATCCTTAATAAAGGAAGCGACTTCTTGGCGGAACAGAACTCACTCTTTAGAATGGTCGGTATGCCGTCAGGCTCAGACGCTCAAGCCGCGAACAGCGCCGAACAAAACTTCTTTAAGGTTTACGGTACAACTGATTTCTTGAAGCATTTTGAGGTCTTAAAAAATGATCTCGAAGAGCACTACGAGCCGTCAGCATTAACACTGCAGTGCAACGCATATTTGAAATTTAATCCATACGATGGGTTTTATCCTGCAACGCGAACACTACAACTTGCCGCGGCCCTTTCCGCTTCATACGGGCAGCACATTAAGTATTCAGGCCCAGGTCTACTAGATCCAAATGGGGACCGAAGCACCAACTTCGATGAGCCAATTTATGGTGAAACTGCTGGAGTAAATACGGATCTTGCATTTAGAAACTTTATCACGCCACTGTTCGCTCCGGGTATCATGTTTAATACAATCAAGTCTGGTATTGCGTGTGACTGGCCAGTAATGCTAACCGGCTCAAAGATTTATAAAGTAAGATGCGGAGCCTCGGATTACTGGGGCCTCGGCATGCCAAATCCTGAGCTTGACCAAGAACTACATAATTACCTTGATGATGTATACAGTGCATCTGCGCCCAAGGTAACATTATCAAAAAGACCACTCTCTACTGTTGAGAGTATTGTCCCATTAAAGAATGGCCGCTTCAAATTAAAAGAAGATTATAGAAAACTTGCAATTCAACAAGCAATGACGCCTGCATCCGCGTCTGTTGGTGGCATTTCAAATGGCCTAGCATATTCTGGTGTGTTTGATCCAACCGGGTCTTTCCCGGGATATAAGCCCGGCTATTACACAGTAAAGGCAGATCTGAAGGATTTGCCCGGCTTGAAAGAATCAACAGCTACCTTTACCACCAACGCAGACGCCGATGGTATAATTACTGCTATTTTTATTTCAACAGTAGTAGAGCCTGCGGTTAATGTTGGCCGTTGGGATAAGAGAATCCCATTCGAAGCAATTATTAGTCCTGAAAATTATCTTAAAGATATTAAATTATACGATTATACTGCTCATCCGTCAGCGTCTCTTGATGTAACTGCTTCTTGGGACGGTACTGGGGATGACATCTACTCATTGATGACAAATAACTTCCTAGCTTCAGTTCCCGACTTTTTCTTGAGAAACGGAAGCTTTACCTCAATTGCCTCCAGACCTCAAGACGAACTAAACCTATATGCAAATGCTGGCGATGTATATGGAATGAGAATTAAAATGTATCGCTCACTAAACCGCCAGAGAGACTATTCTGCCGAACGAGTTGCTGCACTACGCGCCCTGCCATATGATGTGCCACAAGACCCGCAAGATGATATTGGGCTACACGAAACTTTTACAATGTACTCTCGCTCTTCAGCATTTGGATATCCGGTTCTTGGACGCACGCATACGATAAGAAATAAAACAAGTGGTGACGCCGGCCACGTTAACAACGTTAATACGAATTCTCCCACCAATACTACCTATCCTTTTGCTATTGCTAGACAGCTCACTGCTTCATATGGCATGAATATCTCGGAAGAATATATCAACCTTGTAGGCGGCCAATATAGCACTTATGGTACCGATGAGTGTCCGCGTGTCCTCTTTGGCACAGGAAGTTTTAGGAGTACTGCTTCTGGTACGCTTGATAGTCTACAGGGGTACAACTGGTCATATACTCCCCCTTATATGCACGGCGAAGCGTGGTGTGACATTATTTTTAAACCGACAGTTTCAAAAACGTATTCTTTGGGTGAGATCTTAGACTCTGTAACAGTTGTACAAAGAAGAGTAGACCCTGGATTCCAGCATGTTACCGCTTCAACAGGTAACAAGTCTCCACAATTTATTCCAAATGGGTATCATAGCTCATCGTTGTATTCAGCAGAGAATATTAATGCGAACGCCATGCAGCTTGATTCATGCTTAAACTTGCGCGGCCTAGGCAAAGTTAAGGCCTTTGCATATAGCAATGTCGGAGCCACGGGCCGCGCTCAAGTAGCTTCCGTTAAAAGAACGGTAGGTGATTCACCCGCATGGATCATCCAGCCTAAGTTTGAAACACCAATGTTGAACTTTAGTCCACTAACAGCAGACAAGGGGGGTACTGCGCCACGCCCGATTACGGATGACCTACTCACACTTCCAGTTTATGGATCGGGAACTGTGGCTAGAGGAATGTGGCATCAATTCGGCACAATTCCAAACAAAAACGAAGGCGTATGGCTTGAAGTTGGAGACATTCCAAAATCATGGCTTGAAAACCATCCCTCTGTTGAACAAGGGGCAGACTATGCACCGTTTAACGCTACAGGCTCCTTCGATCTTCACAGATACAGAAGACTCGATACTGGCGAAAGAATGAAATCGCTAGCTGGTTTTGTGGGAATGGACACGACACCCAAGCGCCTAGGAAACCTAAGAGATAAAATTACAGTCAGCGAAGCTGTTGTTGCCGTTCCGTTTATTGAAAAGAACAACCAAAGACACTTTTTCAAGATTGACCCTCATATGGTTGATATTATTTTGGGCGAAGAGACATACAGAAGATCCGACCAGAGTGATGAGCCTGGAGATACTTTGCGAACACTAGTGCGACAAATGGACAAGTATGTGTTCCCTCCTGTTTTTGACTTTGTTAAGAATCGCAATCTGGTACAGCCAGTAGCAATGTATGTGTTTGAGTTTAACATGACATTTGATAAGAATGATTTGTCCTACATTTGGCAAAACTTGATGCCACCCAGCGCTGAAAAGTTTACTACATCTACCTCTACTATTACTCACAACCTGTTAATTAACGAGCTAATGGGTTATTCTAACAAAAAGACTGGTAAGCCTTTGAGTGACAAGGTTAAGTGGATGGTATTTAAGGTCAAGCAGCGCTCAAGTACAAATTACTACGATAAGGTCATAGCGTCAACCCCAGAACTAGACAGGCTAGATAAGATCTCCAGAAGTAGACAGGTAACCTTGGGTTCCAACTCTGATGCTAAGTACGGATTTAACTGGCCTTATGACCACTTTTCCATTGTAGAGATGGCACAGATTAAAGCGTCTGTAGAATTCAGTGCCTTGCCTCAAAACATTCCAACAATCTTGAAGGTTGGAGACGCCGGAAGTCGTCCCACGAAGCAAGGGCAATATGTGAAGCCGCCAATCCCTGGTCAAGGCGTGCTTGGCTCTACAAACCCTCGACTTGGCTCCTCTGGAGGCTCAACTCCCTCCTCTGGTCCATCCATCTCCGGTGTTGAGGTCACCCCGGGCCCCCTTCAGCCTCCCGACTTTCCTAGCGCCGACAGGTCTGGATTGATGCTGGACCCTAGTCGCACACCCGGGTTCGCGCCCAGCCCGGCCGAACGCCTTCTTGACCCATCGCTTCAAGAAGTAACTGGCATTACCAATGAGGAGATTCTGTACGACATGGACAGATATTCTTCTGGGCCGCTAGCAGGCGTTGATGTAACTGCCGGCCCATTTGTGCAACCGGCCGATGATGGAACTACACCGGAAATTCTAATTAATGTTGCTGGCGGCGGCAGCCCTGGGCTTTCTGATATTAACGTCGGAAATTACGACAGCGGATTTAAAGATACTCTGACAGGTGTAGGCTCTCTCGCAGACTTTGCGCTTGTCGGCTCACCACTTTCTGGTTACGGGTATGGTGGCTACTAATTTTAAAAAAGCTTGACTATGTATCATTTGAAAAGGAACGATCAATAAATGGCATTTTTCAATAAAAAAGAAGATGTTATAGATATTAAGCTCACACAATACGGAAAGAGCTTGTTGGCCAAAGGAAAATTCAAGCCAGTATCCTATGCATTCTTTGATGACAATGTTCTGTATGATATTGCTTATGCTGGTGACAGTGAGGATCAGAACGACATAGAGCCTAGAATCCAAGAAGATACCCCATCTTTACGAGCCCAGCACATTTTTTACGGTGCAGAAACCGAAGTGAAACGAATCGTCAATGAAGTCCGCGGCACAAATGGTGAAGTTCCAACAGTACAGCCAGTGGCAGACAAACATTATGCTTTATCAGCCCCGCTAGGAACTTCTGCTCTACACACTACGGAGATTCCAGCATGGCAAATTAGATTTTTTGGCTCAGAACTATTGGGTTCTATAGAGTATGCAACGGGTTCTCATCCAACAACAAAGATTCCGCAACTAAGATCGGAAATCGTTTACAAAACACAAATACGAGACGTAAATGCACCAGCACCAGTTCGCCAAGAATCAATGAGAATGGCCCAGCAAGAATATACAGACACTACGTCTTTGTTTCAAGACGGTACATATTTCTACACAGTAGGCGATCAGCTATTGATTGAGATTGATGAAAAAAATACAGACTTCATGAATGACAATTTTATGATTGAAATTTTTGAAGTAGAGGAAGTTGATGTATCTGGGAGCATTAGCACACCCTCAGTCTTGAACCCAACAAAAAAAGAGGTGTTGAGACCATTGAATTTTAGAAAAAAAAGAAGTAACGTGGTCAACAATGTTTTGGTTGATTATGACGACACTCGGGCTACGCCTGAATCTATGGATGACGTTTCATACTATTTTGATGTACGAGTAGATTCTGAAATTCCAACAGAAACTCTGTGCGCTATTTATCAACAGCTAAAGTCTGCCGGCGAAGAACTCGGTTCTCTAGAAACACTAGACTTAAACTGCCCAGAAGCAGAGGTACCATTTAACCTATACGCCAGCAATATTACTGATGAGGATATTGAAGAATGCAAAGATTAACACCAGTTTCGGGTCAGCCAATGATGCAAGGTGTTTTGCCAACACCTCGTATCCGACAAGTAAAGTTGTCATACTCTCCTCTGCCTCCTCGTGTTAACAATCCACACATTGATCACGAACGCGAAGTTATCATTTATAAAGATCGTGCAGGCAAGCAAAAGCTAAAACATCCTGGGTTTTTAGTCAAAAAAGATCCTAGAAATCTTTTAGTTGAAGTTACCGTGGTCCTTATGGACGAAATTAAGCAGAACGGTCAATCAAATTGGGTTTATGAACAAGATCTTGTAAAGTACATGCACCTACAGCTGGTTCATTCCGAAAACAAAGAATTTACAAAGATGCTGAAAAGTGGTCAAGTAACTCCGGTCCCTTCTGAGATTAACAAGCATCGCCCAAACAACAACACAGTAAAAGTAGAAACTAGATCTTTATCTAATATTGTGGGCCTAGAAGGTTTTTACAAGGACGAAAACTTTGAACCAGGGACTCAAGAATTAGTGCTTAAGTTTAAGTTTGCTGTTAATACAGCAAGCCCTGAGCATCTTACCTATTTTACAAATGTATATTTTGATGTTGAGCAGATGGCTAACGATTATAGCTTAAATTTGTCAAAAGAGATGTTGTTCTCTTCATGTGGCAATACAACTGTTGAAGCTGTCTACAGGGATGGCCAACGTGTTAGCACAGCAAAGATGTATATGTCCGCAGGTACATCCAACGCATACGCTGGCCCGGTGTACAAGGTCGCTTCTAATAAATACATCCCAGCAAACACCTTAAACGATAATTTGATTCGTAGAGATATGCTGCAAGTTTTAGCATCCCTGCCAAATGTACCAGCAAACTCTACAGGTGCACAGTACAAAAAACATCTTGAAAATATCACAAAGAAAGATTCGGACAAGCACACAAAGTATGAACAAGTTAAAAAAATGTTGTCAAGTTGGAAGAAAAGAAGCCCAAACACAATGTCTGGACGAATTTATGATCTTGTGCATGGAAAAATGAAATTGTACAACAACATCATTAACAAAGCTTCAACTTTAAATGTAAAAGTTATTTCAAACTCAACGATTAAAGATGAAAGAACGATTGAACAATTAAGCATAATTCCAAATCTTATACCGCAGCCAAGTGACGAAGATGCGGCCACAGTAGATATCCGCAACAAAGATTATAATACTACGTCTGCAACTATAGGCCACAAGCAACCTGCTGCAAGATATTTTAGCCCTTGTATGTTAACAAGAGACTCGATGAGTTCTTGTCGTCTAAGTTTTGTTCTTGACTGGTACCTGTTGGCGGTAGAATCTAGCGCACATAAAAACATGATTCAGCGCTCCTCAAGAGACATACAACAACTACTGTTTTCAAAAATTAGCCTGCAAGGCGCACGCTTGATCAGGGAGCGTATCGATGACGAGAAAGTCCTTCAGCAGTTTGATAACCACATGACTCGCGACAGAGAATCGATTGTAGAAGTGATTGCACACGCCACTCCGCAAAGTAATGGTATGTTGGCCGGCCACCGCTTTAAAAAAAGTATATCTTCAACAGAAGATAAGAGAGTGGGAACCTTTTCAGAAATTTCATTGGCCGGAATCACTAGTAACAACAGAAGAGCTTTTGCTGCAAGAGACGTTTCCGTAGCTAATAGAAAGACTGGTAGCTTTCGCTATAGGGTGGAACTACAATACATTGACAAAATTAGTGAATTCTTGTATGAAAAAATAAAAGAGCTTCGCAAAGCTAGCCGCCGTATTAGAGACTATTATAATATGTCTAATTTGGCTTGCAATTATGATGAGGCAAACGACAGGTTCTCTGAGTTTTACATTTCAGGGCTGTATAAAAAGTATTCGTTCCCCAACCCAGATGTGGTAGCTGCAATGACTCAGCAAGAGTTAACAGTAATGCTGCAGAACGGCTCTATTACTACTGCGCCTTGGATCACACCGATTGCGAAATATGTTGAAATCTTACAAATTGTAGCAGCACTATCTTCTGCTGATGCTACCGAGTTAGCTAAAAAAATGTACTTAGAGCTAGAGCCTTCTTTTGCGACTCCCGATTCAATCTTGACCACTGTAAACAGATTTGAAAGCTTAGAACAGCAGATAATTGACATGATCCTAATCGATGAACCGGCCACGGCCAGCTATCTTAGCGACAATTCAAAGATTGTTCGAAAATTAACAAAATCACAAACTGTGTCTTATCTGTTTCCTGAAGTTTACAACAACAAGACCCTTTCAAATGTGGGTACAAAATACTTGTATTACGATCAGGAAACCGAACCCGGCCTTGCTAAGATTACGAGAAATGATTTCATTAAACGTATGGCTGAAGAAGAGGTCCGATTTTATACGAATCAACCGGCTGGCTCAAAGGATGCAATTCAAGATATGCTGACATATAGATATTCGTATATTGCGCCTGCACATATCAAAGTGGGTTCTCGTAATTTAATGCTGCTTAATAGGGGGCCGGCCTTATACGAAACAGAACAATACAAAGACATGATGTTTAGCATTTCATTGTTGCAAGCTCACCCCGCAGCCCGGTCTATGACGATGCCTGTGTTAAACTTTAGCCCTGGCACGTTTGATCCTACGACAACGGCGGACCTACAAGCAGCCAAGATTAACGCTGCAGCTACCTCGCTACTGTCGCTCTATGGGATTACAATTTCGGCACAGACGCCATATTTATCCACTAGGCTTACCGACAGTGACCCCCTTGTAGAAGTCACATCTATTTTGGGAGAAAACACTCTTTTAGCAATTAGAAATGCCATATCGTCCTCTGCCGAAGAATCTGCGGATCTAGATGACATTGGTACGATCAAGCCAGATATGCAAATCAGTGTTGCGGATGTAAGCTCAATTGCATCATCATTGGTCGGAACCCTTGCATCTACTGGTCTGCAAAACTTTTTAGGAACAAAATCTGCGTACTCGCAAGTTGCCACAATCGATATGGAATCACGCCAGAAAATGCAGTTTGCAAAAACTTTAGAATTTTTTGATATTGCAAATCCTAAAAACGCAATTTCTGCCCAAACAACTTATCAAACTGGCCCTGAAAGCGGAACTAAGATTAGAAAAATTCCAAACCAAGTAAAAAGCCTATTTCTTGCAAAAACAAATCAAGTTGCTCCTGCCAAGCAGTGGCACACGATGGAGGTTGACCCAATAGCATCACCAGATACCAGGCCCTTGTTCGAACTTTTATATTTTAATCTTCAAAAGATTGAAGTATTAAAAGGTTTTTCTACCAATGCATTAAACAACAGATTGATGAAGGCACCGATATATGAGCTACTAACCGCGGACCACCTAAATGGAAAGGGGCAATTGCTTTGCAAATTAACAAGATACAGAAACGATACGCTTCATATCGGAGACTCACAATTGCTAGACCTGCCGGTCTATAATCAATATTTTATTCTAGACTTAAGCTCAAATAACACAGTAGCCTCCAACAACATTGCTGAATCTGGCCTTTATACGGCCGGCGGAGAATACCAAACACCAGACGGAACTAATTATATTGGTGATTATCACATTCACAAAGATAAAACAGCTATGACCGGCAAAGAAATGTCAGCAGGAGAAGTAGTGTTGACTCCATACAGTAAGACAACTACAGACCAGGGCTTTGCAGCCGCCCAGTTAAATGCAAAAATGGCCCCGTCAATGTCAGAGATACAATCGCAAGTTGTAACAACAATGATAACTGAACACTATACCCAAAAGGATGTACAGACAGATTACTGTGCCACTGAAGATGTAATTTTAGCAGTAGGCGCCCAGGACTATATTAAACTTAGCGGAGGCAGCTTTTAATGTCTATTAGTAAAAAGGCTACATACATCGCACCCGGCCAAGTGGACGGTTCTAGTGATCCTCTACGCGCCCAACTAAAAGCACACTGGGTTACCATTAGTCCAAATCCCAATTCATCTAAAAGTCACCTAATGTATTTGGCGAAAGATAAAAAAATGGGTCAAAGCGCAGTCATTAATGGTCGTTCATACTCTGAAGAGGTGGACAATGACAATACAGCTTTACCATCTAAAAAAGTTACAATGAGGATTTACGGAGACTCAACAAAATTCGTAAATCAAAGTCATTGGAATGCATTTGTGCTAGGAGGCTCTTATAACGGACAGACGTTTACACCTGCAATAAACACAGGTCAGATGTTTAGGGACCATACTTTTACAGTCGACCAGCCCTTTTCAAACAAAGAGTCAAAAGAAATAGGAGGAGTCAAGGTAAAAACTAGCAATGTTAATCTTGAATACAATTATTATCAAGAATCATATGAAACAATGATGGGCAGGTTATCTGATGAAAAATTGATTCCTAACCTGTATGCATTGTACTCTTTAAAAGAAGGGAATGTTGACGGTGCGACAGCTGGCAGAAATGCAATTTTTAAAACGCATGTGTCTCTTGCCGGCCGCTTGACAGTTAATCAAATTAATAAGTTTACAGATAAAGGTTCTGAAAACCCTCTTGCCTCAAACAGTACACAATACTTGGAATCGTTCGCCAGAGCAATCAACCGGCGCACCTTTAACGAAAACTCAGACCCGTACCGGCAAGTTACAACAGCATATCACAACATTATGATGTCACCTAGTTCGATTTCTATGTTAAAGTACAATAATAAAAAACAAATGTTTCCGATGTATTCTGAGATTACATTTGCAACAGATAAGACCACGCAATTCACTCAGATTCTAAAAGATGCTAATATGGGCGCCCTCTTTATGAAAGATGTGTATGGTGCGTCTGTTGGAGGAATCCGCTGGCCAGCAAGTCGCAACCCTCATTTGGTAGCAACAATTTTGCCATATGAAAAGCAAAACGGCTTAGGCAAAAAGAATGTTGAAACTGTATCTAGTATGAGACAAACATCGGTTCGCATGTGGAACGTTCAAGACTGGCTCCAGCATTTTAATCAAGCCTCGCCTGCAGTTATGGAAACTGGCATTTTTATTGGCCAAGACAACAAAGAAATTCAAATGGCTTACAAGAGCGATTTTGGATTTTATAAGAAAATGATGAGTATGATCTTTTCTGGCAAATTAAGAACTTTAGTAAAAAGTCAACAGAGAAGGTTTGAAGATATCCTAGACGGAGATAGTTGTTATTCAGAAGAGGTTATGTACAAAGTAGAAAAGTTTTTGGGTGAATCTACTACACCAATTCAAACTTTCTGGCTAGCAAACACAAACGAGGTGGATGTTATAAACTTTATTGATACGCAAGTTAAATTTGGCCAAAGATACCGGTATGAAGCAACGGTGTATAGCTTGGTAATTGGCTCAACATATGTTTACAGCAACTTGTCGACAAGCCGTAGAGTCACTAGGAAGTGCGTTGAATTGGTAGACTCGATATCAGGAGAGCCAACTACACCACGCGTCCCTGGCCATGTAATCGTAAATAATGTAAGCGGCCTCCGAACTGCTATCGAGGTGCCGTCAGATAAAAGATTTATGGCCGAAGTAGACGTTACAGTGTTCCCCAATGTGTTTATTGCAGAGACTCCGTTTTTTACGCACTCGGGAAGACTGATTGACGATCCTCCGTTAGCCCCAGAAATTGACATTGTTCCTTTCCGAACCGACAGCAGGTTCCTAAAATTTATTATGCAAAGCTCAACAGGCCATCTTGTAATGGATCCAATCGAGATCAATGATGAGGACAGACAAATGGTCAGGATGATCAGAATAGCAAAGAATCTTAACAATACAGACCCGATCATGTATTCGGCAGATGATCATCCGATAGCATTTCAAATTTACCGTACAGAATCGCCACCAAAAACGTATGCAGACTTCCAAGGAAATATTAGGAAAACTGTACCCACTGATATTTCTCTTGATACACCACAAAAAGCTACTGCGACTGCCTACATCGATCAAATTAAATCAAATCAGAAATATTACTACATGTTTAGGGCAATCGACATTCACAATAAGATTGGCGCCCCCACAGCAGTATACGAGGTGGAGATGGTTAGTGACAAGGGGGCCTTTTATCCAGTAATTAGAATATACGATATGGACACTAGACATGACGTTGTTAAGACTAAAACTGGTAGAAGATTCATTCAAGTTATCCCAAATGTTGAACAAACACTAATTAATGAGAGTAAATCCGAGTTTGATAGCTTTGGTTCTGCAAAAGATGTCAAAGGCAACCTAACGTATGGCTATTCGCAAGAGTCGATTTGGAACAAGAAATTTAAGCTCCGACTGACTTCTAAGAAAACTGGGAAAAAAATTGACATCAATTTAAGATTTAAAACTAAGAGAGTAAAGACAGATTTAGAAGAAAGTTCGTAAGTTGCGTACTATTTACAATTGTCACTATTTATAAAAGGAAGAGGATTGACACATGGCATTTTTAGATAACTCTGGAGATATTATTCTTGATGCCGTATTGACTGATACGGGCCGTTTCCGTCTCGCTAAGGGCGACGGAAGCTTCAAGATTACAAAATTCGCTTTAGGAGATGATGAGATTGATTACGCATTGTATGATAAGAATCATGCTTCTGGCAGCGCATACTATGACTTAGAGGTGCTACAGACTCCTGTACTTGAGGCCTTTACTAACAACACCTCGATGCTCAAGTCCCGCCTAATTTCAATCCCGCGAACAAACCTTCTATACCTCCCAGTTATTAAACTAAATGAAATCTACGCCCCAAGTAATGCTAGGCACACTTCAGGGGCTTTTCTAGTCGCAGTCAATAAAGACACAGAGGAAGCGGTCGGCACCGACGCTTCCGGTAACGCAGTAAACGGAATTGTTTATGGAGAAAACGTGGGCGCTGGAACAACAATTCGTTGTGACCAGGGACTAGACACAACAGAGATCTCACCAGCGTTTACAATTGACGCTGATTTGGTCGAAACACAGTATATTGTAGAGATTGATAACAGATTTGGCTCTCTTGTCAATCCAAGCAATGGAAGCATCGCATCTCCCTCCTTCATTGATGACGACAACATTGCAACGTATTTCTTTTCACTCGGTACTGATATTGGTATTGTATCCGAGAATACAGAGAGAGACGTTGCAGCTAGCACACAAACAGTGCAAGGCCCTCGCGGCACCTTCATTGAATTGCAGGTCCAATCTTCATTGGACTTAAATACTGGCACATTCTTGTTTACCGAGCTTGGCTCCACGACAACAGTGAATGGTTCAGTAAGCTGCTTTTTCATTGATACAACCCTGAGAATTACAGGCGCTACAACAGGATATCGAATTGACGTACCAGTTAGATTCGTAAGAAAGCAATAATAGGATTTAAATATGGCTACTACATTCAAATCATTTTCTAATAACGACGTAATTTCAACAAAGACATTACTACATGAAGCGATTCCGGTTACGGGCTCAATCGTGTCAGGCACTTATGCCGATTTAAATATTAAAAACTTTGCACATGGGCAGTTCCAATCAGTTTATGATTACCCTTACCTAAGTTCTTCTGCTAACCATGTTTTCGATATTACCACAGGATACTCAGCACATTCTGCTCTTTCTGGTGCTTCCAATACGGTCGCACAGAGAAAGAAGATCAACATCTATAACCAAATGGCACAAGTCCTTATGGGGTTCGATCACACAGGCTCAGTACAGATGTTTGACGAAGATGGTGACTTGCTAGCCGGCGGCACTAAGATTGACAGTGCTTACTTCCTTAACTTCTCACGACTGCTCGTTAAAGACGAGATCAAGAAAGGCTCCTTCTCGCTAACTCTAGGCGTTGGCGCAGATGCCCCTCATAAGACTTCTGCAAACACATTCGAGAAGAGAATTAAGCTTGCAGACACAAACGCCCAGAACGACTTCAGGGTTAACTCACCTGCAGGAGAGTATGGTATCCTCTACGCAACAGTAGACGAAGGCTCCAGTGTCCTTACACAGCCTAATGGAACACAAAAGGCCGGCCTGATTTTTTATCAGGCAGGTATCGTTGTTGTCACATCTTCAGTTCTTCTACGCGTTGAGTCGGGTGCAGATCAGAATGTAAGAGGAAGTGGCCTCTTACACACCTCACTCGGAGCCCCGCTCACCGCGTCAATCTTTGGCCATAAGGGCTATAACTCCTCAACATCTGAAACTGCACACCAGATCATGACAGGCTCAAACATTAGTGCTTCCTGTGATGGTTTCCGCGCTAGAATTCATAATGTCTCCTTCAATAACACAACAGAGCTAAACTCAACAGTATACTTCTGCAGAGCAAATCACAATGAGTTCAACTACAGCGCAAACCCGACATACCTTAGTGCATCAAAGCTGCGAGTTAAGCAGCAGAGCACAGATACTCCGGTTTCATTTGTCACGACAGTAGGGTTATACTCTGCAGACAACGAATTGATGGCTGTTGCTAAATTGTCCGAGCCCCTTCGCAAGGATCCGACAAACGAGATGACGCTGAGAGTTCGTCTGGATTACTAAAATGTCAGGCGATGTTAAAGCATCCCGCCGACTTAAATCAAAGTACAAGAGACTTTTGACAGAACTAGAGTATCTGTACACTAAGCTGGACTACGTTACAGAAGAACACGAGCTTAGAAAACAAGAGTTTCAAGAAGATTTTCTTGAGTTTTGCGAAGAGTATGATTATGATTGTAATACGCAAAAGACACAAGAAACATATCAAGAAAAGCAAGTAGATCCGTATATTGTCGATTTGACTGAGCAAGAGATCTCTGAGATTGAAGAAGACCTTGAAAACGATGATCTAGATGACAGCGCCCGCGACTTGAAAAACCTATATAGAAAAATTGCTGTACAAACACACCCCGATAAGCTATTAGCTGAAAAGCAAGAGAGCGTTAAAGAAAAGAAAAAAAGACTATTTTTAGAGGCAAAGCAGGCCTTAGAAGACAGTAACTTCTTTAAGATGGCTCAAATTGCAAAAGAGCTAGACGTGGAATTGCCAGAACCAACGAACCAGCAGCTTGTCTGGATGCGCAGCGAAAAAAAGAAAATTGAAAAAACAATTGATGGAGTCAAGCAGACTTTTGAATGGGTGTACGGCAACGAAGGCCCGACCGTATCAAAAGTAAACCTGTTCAGCAGGTACGCTGAAATTATTGGTTGTGTAAAATTACAAAAAGAAATCCGCATCTAAGCTAATTAATAGAGCATGTACATCTATAAGTTTAATTCCGAAGACATCATTTACAACAGGATCAAAACGTATCCAAGATTCCGCTTTTTTGTTTATGATGAAAAGATCTATATCAATGACGAATCTAACATGAGTGGTTCGTTTGCTTCATCCGTTCTTAATACCTCAACTGGTCAAGTGAGCCTACATGAGATGAATGTCGATAGAGCAGAAGCTAACACAGGCCGTACGATTGGCTTTGATAGTGTTAATGACAACGGTCTTATTTATCCATTCGTGACCAAAGATGGCACCCTATCTTCGTTTAAGACCGTAACTGCTGGCTCGTTTGCTGCTTTTGGGTATGGTACGGTCATGTCATCAAGTTATCCGATGACCGCATCGTTAAGCAGGGGCTTTTATCAACAAGGCACTGCACGTCGACAAATAACGGCACTAAAGAATACGATGAATTATTATACGCCTCTTAGTGATCACTATGCATACTCGTCCTCACTAGGAGATAAGAGCAACCAAGACTTAAACCTGATCAGCATACCCTCAATCTTGTATGGCTCTTCAATCAAAAAAGGTAGCGTATCGCTCAAGTACTATGTCTCGGGAACATTGGTGGCAGAACTAGCAGACAAAGAGCGCAATGGTGAGCTAATACAGATCTCAGGATCTGCATACGCGCAAAGTCAGGGCGCTAACAAGGTTGCGGGAGTCGTTCTGTATAACGAAGGGTTTATCATCTTAACAGGAAGCTGGAACCTAGAAAACACCACAGCAGTGTATGGCGGCGGTGCTACAGGCCGTGATTATATTAATGATCCATCAGATCTTAGAACCTCTGCGTGGAAATATTGGGGCACCACCATGCCCGGCGATGGATACACCACAACCAGTGGATCTACAGAATATATTAGTTATGGTATTGACTATAAAGGTACAAACTATGTGCCGGTAATGACCATGCTGGCTCACGCGCCAAAAGGGCACCTAAACTATTCAAACAATCCTACGTTTGTAAAACACGGCCAGCAGAGAAAGTTAACGCCGGTTACCGGATCCAGAATCTACAAAGAATCAGACACAATCGAAGCAAAGAACACGATGTCGTCCAGCTACCCAGACCCCGTAGCTTCATATAGAAAACAGACATTCATTACTAAAATTGGCCTCTATGATGACGAAGGAAACTTAATTGCAATTGCTAATTTGGCAAATCCTGTGAAAAAACTTGAAGATCTAGATTATACTTTTAAACTAAAGCTAGATTTTTAGGAGAGGCGCATGTCTAAAATTAGAGAAGAAAAGCACGCAAAAGCTGCTTGGATTACAAGATGGAGAAAAGAGGATAAACCCTGGGGCTCAGAAATGATCTGGGCTAGTTTTACTGCTGGCCACGGAAAATTACTAACTTTACAAGAAGGAAAAAGAACAAGCCTTAAATACAATCCACAAAAAAGTGAATCACTAATCGTTCTTACGGGCAAAGTTCACGCTAAGTATGGTGATGAGTATACGCTTGATGACCCTGTGGGGCACCCTTGGCATGAGGCTATGCTTGAGCCCGGGATGACTCTTAACGTACAGTCTGGCTGCCCCTATCGTCTAACGGCAGTAGAGGAGTCGACTATTGTAGAGATAGGAAACCACTTGGCAGACAAGCCTGTTAGAATCGAAGACGACTATGGACGGTCTGAATGATACTTGGTCTAGACGTATCGACTAGTATCACGGGGGTGACAGTGGTCGACAACTCAGGCAGTATATTATACAATGATGCTTGGGATACACGCAAATTTAAAAATATTTTTGAGAAAGCAACTTA